TGTTAGATTACAGTCACTTCGTGATGGTATAAAATACCATATCTTCTCTAAAGAGGTTGCGGAATCAGGTACTCCGCATTTACAAGGTTATATTGAGTTTGAAAATCCTCGAGCCACCGGCGACAAGTGGAAAAATCTTAAGCAATTAATGGGTGTAGGTCAACATTTCGAGCCAAGAAAAGGCACGGCACAACAGGCATCGGATTATTGTGAGTTTGCCGATTATGATAAAATTACTCATAAGGGCACAATACCTAATGACTGGGTGTTTAAGTTCGGAAATATTTCCCGACAGGGAGAACGAACTGATTGGGCGCAAGCGACCAACGAGATCCTCTCCGGTAGAGAGGTAGTGGATGTGATTCAAGAACAGCCACAATTGCTCCCGGCAATCCGTGCGTTAGAAACTTTAAAGAAAATGTCTATACAGCCTTTAGAGCGGGAGGTTCATGTGACTTGGTTACATGGTTCTCCCGGCTCCGGTAAGACCCGATGGGTCTGGACTCAATATCCAGATGTCTATTCCAAACCTTCCGGCAACTGGTGGGATGGTTATAATGGTGAAGAGACTCTGCTCTTAGATGACTTTGATGCAGATATTCCTTTTGCGGAGTTATTGAAAGTATTGGACCGATATAAATATCGAGTACAAGTTAAAGGTGGTTTTGTTGGCGCTCGTTGGACGAGGGTATTCATTACAACAAACAATCCTCCGGATCATTTTTATAAGTTTGTACCTAACCGAAAAGCGTTAGTGCGTAGAATCTCAGAAATAAAATGTTTTGACTAATTATAACAAATGCCAATTCGTCGTTCTCGCTTTCCTAAGCGTAAGCCTGCCCGTCGTGTCCGCAAGCCTGCGGTTCGTAAGGCAGCAATCTCCCGTCCTTTGCGCGCAGCGATAAAGGCTGTGGCTAAGTCGCAGATGGAGACTAAGTATGTTGGTGAGACTATATTTGCACAGACGCTAGTAGCGGCTGGGGCAAGTGTGCCTGCTAATTTGAATAGAATGCTCGCACAAGTCGCTCAAGGCTCCGCCGATGATCAGCGTATCGGTGACCGTATAGAACCCGTACGCGCAACTACTCGTTGGACCGTCCATTTTCAGAATGGCGTGTCTACTAATTTTGAAGATTTACAGTATAATCTTCTAGTATTATCGGTAAAAGGTGTGAAGAATGGCCTATCGCTTGCGGGTGTGCTTCCTAATACGCTTTTACGCAACGGTGCTGGTGGTAATGTTGACCCCGGCATCGGTGTATTCTCTCAGAATCAATTTATCGAGCAAGTGAATCACTATCCCGTGAATACGGATCAGTTTACGGTTTTGAAGCATTTCAAGCACCGGTTCGCTAAAGGCTCGTATGACATTACGGGTGTGCCTGGTGCTGCTGCGACAGGTCAGATCTCTAATGGTCCTCCGTGTGTAACTTTTTCTTACACATGGGTTCCTCCTACCTTGGATTACAATACAGCGGTAGACACGCTCCCGACTAATCATTACCCGGTGTTTATCCACTGGGTGTCTGTGAATGATGCGGGAGCATATTCTGGCAATCTTGTATATGGTTGCCGGACGGACTTGTTTTACAAGGACGCTTAAGGATGTTTAAGAAGAGCCCCCGGCAGGGTCGGCCCCTATGGGCCGAAATCCTTCTGCCCCCCGGAGAGGAGAGTTTAGGGTTACTTAAGGTGCCCTAAGAGAGGGGGGATGGGGGCATAATGCCCCCTTTCTTAATGAACCTATGCCCCGAAGGGAAGTAGATTCAAACGGATTTTCCGTTAATTTAAAAGGTGAGCCATAGGTATAGTATTACCCTATGGCGACTTCTGTTCCGGCAACCTCTGTTCCGCCAACTGCAAAGGTGAGGAATGTGTGTTACACGCTGAATAATTATTCAGATGAAGATTCTGTTAGATTACAGTCACTTCGTGATGGTATAAAATACCATATCTTCTCTAAAGAGGTTGCGGAATCAGGTACTCCGCATTTACAAGGTTATATTGAGTTTGAAAATCCTCGAGCCACCGGCGA